AGCCGAAGTGGTCGAGTTGATAGATGAGTGGAAGAGTGTTGTACACAACGACACAGCGGCCCGTGAAAGGGCTAAGGAAGCCATCTCAGGAGCAGACCAACACTATGCCATGCTCATCAAAGAAGCATGGAAAACTGTAGAAGATGCAGATCAGGCTGGCCAATTAAATGTTAAAGCTACATCCCTAAAGTTAATTGCAGATATTGAAGGTAAGCGCATAGGCATGCTGCAAGAAGTGGGACTGTTAGATAATGCAGAGTTAGCAAATCAAATTGCAGAAACAGAACGCAAGCAGGATATCCTTGTAAAGATTCTTAAAGAAGTTACTGCAAGTTGCCCTAAATGTAAGATGGATGTTGCTAAAAGACTTTCTCAAATTACTGGCATTGTTGAACCGATAGAAATAGTTGAGGAAGTTAGTGGATCTTAATTTTAATGATTTAATAGATATGCTGGATGGCGAAGAGTTCGATGAACGCCCAGTAGATCTAAGAACATTTGTAACAAGCCCAGACTATTTAGGTTTGCCACCACTTTCTGAATATCAGTATACATTAATTGAAAAGTCGTCTCAGGTATACAAAGAGTCAACACTAATTAAATTATTTGGTGAAGAAGAAGGCAAAAGAATGTTTAAGCAAACAGCCAACGAGGTTGTTGCTCAGTTAGGTAAAGGCTCTGGAAAAGATTACTGTTCAACCATATCTGTAGCCTATATAGTATATTTACTATTGTGCTTAAAAGATCCAGCATCATACTATGGCAAACCTCCTGGTGATTCTATTGATATCATTAACATTGCTATTAACGCACAGCAAGCAAACAATGTATTCTTTAAAGGATTTAGAACACGTATAGATAAGTGTGCTTGGTTTGTCGGAAAGTATACAGAAAAAGCTTCTGAAATTAAATTTAATAAAAATATCACAGTACATTCAGGTCACTCAGAGCGTGAAGCATGGGAAGGTTACAACGTAATTGTGGTGATCCTGGACGAAATTTCTGGTTTTAGCGTAGAGAATACAACTGGTCATGAGCAGGCAAAGACTGGAAGTCTTATATATGAAATGTATCGTGCATCGGTAGATTCACGTTTCCCAGACTACGGCAAGGTTATTCTGCTCTCATTCCCAAGATATAAAAACGATTATATCCAACAAAGATACGACGATGTAGTTGCTGAAAAAGAGACGGTAGTAAGAACACACCATTTTAAATTAGACGACTCCTTACCAGATGGAACAGAGGGTAATGAATTTGATATTGAGTGGGAGGAAGACCACATTCTGTCTTACAAGTATCCTAGAATGTATGCATTGAAAAGGCCAACGTGGGAAATTAATCCTACTAGAAGTATTGATGATTTTAAAGTAGCCTTTTATAAAAATGCTCCAGACGCACTAGGAAGATTTGCCTGCATGCCATCAGAAGCAATTGATGCATTTTTTAAGTCTCGTGAAAAAATTGAAAAAGCATTTAGCAACATGGCATTAGCTGTAGATGAGTTTGGAAGATTTGAAAATTGGTTTGCCCCAGACCCAGATAAAGAATATTTCTTACACGTTGACCTTGCACAAAAACATGACCACTGTGCTGTTGCAATGGCACATGTTCAAAAATGGGTAAATGTAAAAGTAACAGACACTTATTCACAACCCGCACCTATTGTAGAAGTTGATGCGGTTAGATATTGGACCCCTACTCCAGATAAATCTGTAGACTTCACAGAAGTTAAAGATTATATATTGTCTCTTAGAACAAAAGGATTTAAGATTCGTGTCTGCACATTTGACCGTTGGAACTCACACGATATGATGCAACAATTAAAACAATACGGTATCAATACTGAAACTTTGTCAGTAGCAAAGAAACACTACGATGACATGGCAATGGTTGTTGCAGAAGATAGGTTAAGTGGACCAGCCATTAAATTACTTATAGATGAATTACTTCAATTAAAAATTATGAGAGATAGGGTTGATCACCCAAGAAAAGGATCTAAAGACTTAGCTGACGCAGTTTGCGGTTCTATATATAACGCAATCAGTAGAAGCAGGCCACAAAATAATGAAGAGATAGATATACATACCTATAGCTCTTTAAAGTGGGATAGAGAAAAAGAAGAAGACGAGATCGTAATGAACATGATAAGGCCACCAAGAATGCCCAAGGATTTATCAGATGTTTTAGATGGAATGGAAATAGTATGAGTATATATCAAGAAAGAGCTAAGGAATGTAAATGTTGTGGCAAGCACGTACCGTTGCCTACAGTATTGAAAGAGTATAACGGAGTACCGCTTTGCCCTACTACATTTGCTAATGTGATAGAATATAAGAGAATATGGAAGTCTGCTGGCTCCAGACCGCTAGGAAGTATTAGAAAACATTTCTCTGAATATGTTCAGCAGATAGTAGAAACAACAATTGATAAAAATGAGGACGGAACCATAAATGAGTCTTGAAGATAAGAATGACGATGAAGTGTTGGCATATTATCTAGAGATAGGAGTGGTTAGTTTAGAAGGCATGGATGAAAATGGAGAGATGATTTATTCCATAAACCAAGAACTTGCAAGAGACCTGGCCCCCGAATTATGGCAATCACATATTGATTATGTAGACAAGTCTTTGATTGAATTGTATGAGGCTGGTTTAGTGGAAATTGAATACGATGAAAATTTACAAGCAACTTTGCATTTAAGTCCAGAAGGACAAAAAATAGCTAAAGAAAAAGGTCTTGTGGAAATAGATCCAAAAGACTTTAGAGATATACCAAACGACTAGGAGAAAAATATGCCTTGGGAAATTAAACAAAATGTAGCAGGATGTAAAGGGTACGCTGTTGTAAAACAGGGTAGCGGAGAATTGGTCGGATGCCATTCAGGAGAATCTGCCGCTAAAGCTCAACTAAGAGCCTTGTATGCATCTGAAGCAGACGCAGAAAAAATGAAAGATAAGAAAAAAAAGATTTTTTAAATATGATATAATTATCCTAGGATGCCTTAACGGGGTCCTAAATTAACTTATTCGCTTGAAGGAGGAATAAAATGGTAACAACATTTGCATGGGACCTTTTTAAGGACCCATTTTTTATTGGGTTTGATAGGGCGCTAGATACATGGAATCATGTCCAAACAGTATCTGCTTCTACAAATTACCCACCATATAACGTAATCAAGGTAGACGAAGACAACTTTGTTGTCGAATTAGCCGTTGCTGGTTTTGGTAAAACAGACATTGATGTATCAACAGCAGACGGCAAGCTTACAGTAAAGGGGGAATCAAAAGCGGAGGATAGCGATTCGAAGTTTATCCACCGTGGTATTGCTGCCCGTAAATTTACTCGTGAGTGGGCTCTTGGTGAGTATATGGAAGTAAAGGCTGCTGAACTTAAGGATGGAATGCTTAAGATTGATATCGTACGCATTTTGCCAGAAGAAAAGAAGCCAAAGACTATCAAGATCAAATAAATAGTATAATAAAGATCTGCACCCCGTCACTGGGGAGTCGCAGATACGGGCATAGTTGCCTAGGATAGTCGGGGGAGACAGCGACTTTAAAAACTGGAATAGTCCTGAGCATGACTGTAAACTGCTCAACAAAATTTAGGAGAAGAATGCCAAACTATGATTACAAGTGTGTGATTTGTGATTACACAAAAGAAATACCAAAACCTTTTTCGCAAGCAGACATGGTCGAACTTTGCGAAAAGTGTGGTGCTGCAATGGTTAAGCAGTTCGGTACATTTGGTATTCAGTTTAAAGGTAACGGTTTTTACAAAACAGATAACATAAAGTAGTTAACTAGTTTAATTTAATAACATCACTGTGTTATAATTCTTAAGTAAACAAAAGTATTGTTTTACTTAGGAGAAACCTAATTGACTAGAAGGGCAAAATACCTACTAACCAGCCTATTTGTCGCAGGCTGGCTTTTTATTTTTGGACCAACCAATTCTTATGCAGAAGAGCCTCCAGCGCCTTCAGAACAAGTAGTTGTAAGCCCTGCTCAACAAGCAGTCAACGAAACACTGGCAACTGCTACAGTAGAAGTTCAACAAGCCATAGCATCAACGGATACAGCAACTGCCGCTATTGCGGTTGCTCAATCAGAAAGAGTCGAAGCTTCAAGTTCAGTATCTGAAATTAATCAACTAGTTAGCGTGGCACAAGCAAGTGTTGCAGCAGTTGATACAGCAACTTCTAATATTAGTGCAATAGATTTAACTGTTACTCCAGTAGATCAAAGTTCCCAGGTAGTTCAAGATGCTAAAGATACTGTATCTACAGCACAAACTGCAATAAATAATATTGATACTTCAACAGCTCAAACAGCAGTGTCTGAAGTGGTAGCTGCAAGGACGGTTGCGGTGGCAGCACAATCAACAGCTCAAGCAGAATTGACTCAAGCAAATATTGCTATTGACAATGCTCAGACAGCAGTAAATAATTTACAAGCCACTATTGGAACAACTACAAACGTTTTGGCTGGCGTAGATGATGCTGGAATAAGAATGAATCTGCCATTTAATTTATTAATGGGAAATACTCTTTATAACAATGTTTATGTAGGATCTAATGCCACTATCACATTTGGCGTAGATGAGGGCTGGGTTTATTATCAAACCCCTAATGCTCCTTCAGTATCTATTGCTGGTTGGGATTGGACAACCTGGAGCACAGGAACTGGAATAACATATTCAACTACGGGTACAAGCCTAGACATTGCTTGGGATGTAAGACCATTCCCTCAACAGGATGCTTCTACTCAAATGGTTCAAATCAGATTTAATGCTGACGTAAATCCAAATGACGGGGCATGGATGGCAAATGTAACCGCAGTTGGACCAATACCAAATGGGGCAAGGTTTAATTACAGAGAATCTACTAATGGAACAATTATTCCAATAGAAGATACAAATACAGGAACAGGTTTTTCTGGTCAAATAAGTCAGGGTGCAGCATTTACTCCATATGTAGACCCAAATACATCTTCTGTACAAGCTGCAGTAGATGCAGCAAATGCAACAATTACTCAATTAAACCAAAGCCTGTCCCCAGTTGTTGCTCAAAATACAATAAATAATGCTGCCAACACCACCCTTGCATCTAACATATCATCATTAAACAATGCAATAAATACAGCTTCTATTACAAAAACAAATTTACAAACACAATTAAATACAAATGCTCAAGAATTGGCTGCTGCAATTAATAATAATATTCCTACACCCGCTCCAATTATTTTAGAAACAATTGTTGAAGGAACAACTGTTACTGTGGCACCAGAACTTCCAACAGGTTATACAGCCAATACTTGGTTTTATCAAGTAGTTGCAAATAGTCCAGATGTTGAAAATCCTTACGCTGGCCAAACATTGAATACCGATGGCGCACCAGAATCAATACAATTAACTGGACTTGAAGAAGGAGCAACATATACTATAAGAGTTGCAAACTGGTCTGGCCCTGTAAGTGATTATGTAGAAACAGTAATTTCAATTCCATCTACTCAAAGTTCAAATTTAGTTGCTAATACTCCAGCACAGCCACCAGTTATAATAGATCTTCCTCCAATTGTAGAGCCACCAGCAGAAGAACCACCAGTAGAAGAACCACCTGCAGAAGAGCCACCTGCTGAGGAACCACCTGCAGAAGAACCACCTGCAGAAGAGCCACCTGCAGAAGAGCCTAATGAAGAGGAACCAGTTGAAGAAGAGGTTCCAGCTGAAGAGCCATTAGATGAAGAGCTAAATGAAGAAATAGCAAATGAGGAAACAGAATTAACAGTTGAAGAAATACAAGAAGCTGTTAGCGAA